ATTAATTCGTAAAAAGAATAACGAAGATAATGTTGAATAGAATTTGTCTAAGCAATTAGATAAATAAAATACAAAGATAATCGCAAGACCTTTGTTGACATTAGGAAAGACTATCATCGACTAGATGTTAAATAGAGGAAGATCCGCAAGGATAATCAACCGAAAAACTTAACATTAACAATCTAACAATAGGAGTATTTACTATGAGTGTAAATATAACTACAAGTTTTGTTGAGCAATATTCGGCTAATGTGTCGATGTTGGCACAACAAACTGGATCAAAGTTACGATCTGCTGTTGATGTGGAAAAAGTTAGAGGAAAAAACGCATTCTTCGATCAAATCGGAGTTACGGCTGCTCAGTTAAAAACTAGCAGACATAGCGATACGCCTCAAATTGACACTCCACACTCAAGACGTAGAGTATCTTTGGCAACGTATGAATGGGCGGATTTAGTTGATGATGCTGACAAGGTAAATTTCTTGCCTAGTTTTATAGGAATATAAGACTGAAAACTCTGTAAATTCGGTGAAACCTTTAAAATGGTAATACCGAGCCAAGCTTAATTGAAGGTGTAGAGACTAGACACAGAGGAGCTAGAACAGCTCAAGGTATAGTCCAAACTATTATGAAAATAATAGATTTTTTGAAGAGCATTAATCGATCCGACTAGCACATACGCAAGAGCAGCTGCTGCGGCAATGAATAGAAGCCTTGATGATGTAATCATTACTGCTATGAATGCTACAGCTTATACTGGCGTTGCTGGTGGAACATCAACTGCTCTACCTAGCTCTCAAAAGACTGCAACAAGTGACCAATCAGATGGTTTAACTATTGCAAAACTTAGATCGGCTAAATACATATTGGATAACAACGATGTTGATCCTTCTTTAAGAAGATTTGTCGTTTGTGGTCCAAAACAAATTCAAGACTTACTAGCAACTACAGAAGTTACTAGCTCTGACTACAACGTAGTTAAAGCTTTAGCAACTGGTTCTGTTGATAGTTTTCTTGGGTTTAATTTCATAATGTCAACAAGACTGAACTTAGACGCTACATATACGTCTGACAGATTAGTTTTTGCATTTACAGAAGATGCAATCAAACTAGCTATCGGAAATGATGTATCGGCAAAAATTTCGGAACGTTCTGACAAATCGTACTCCACGCAAGTTTATTACGCGATGGACATCGGTGCTGTTAGAATGGAAGAAGAAAAAGTAGTTCAGATACCTTGTAACGAGTAATAGGAGAATATAAATATGACAACTAAAAATACAGACTTAGTAGCAAATCATTTAGCTTCTCCTCAAGTTTTTAATAACGCTGCCGAATTACATGGCGTTTTAAGAACAGCTTGTGGAACAGTTGAATTAGCTGCTGGAGATAGTACAGACAACGATGTTGTTTTGTTAGCACCAGTACCAAGTCAATCAACGATCAATCAACTTTATGTTGGATCTGATGATTTTGGTGGTTCTTGCACATTCAATGTTGGTGTTCATAACTACGATGGCACAGTTGCAGACGAAGATTGTTTTGCAACTGCGGTAGCAGATGATGCTGCAATGGCTGACGTTAGACATGAAGTAGCAACAATTAACACAGTTGGACAAAAACTGTGGGAAATTGCTGGCTTAAGTTCAGATCCAGGAGGACTGTTATATGTTTCTATAACATTTGCAGCAACTGGTGGAACTGCTGGTACGCTATCATGGAATGTTAGTTACGCAGTTAACTAATAAACAAAATTTTAGGCGAGGAAAGCGAGAGTGGAACTCGCCTAAGATGCTTTTAAAAAGAATTTAATGAAATATGTAATTATACTTTATCTTTGCTCATTCGTTAATGTGCAATCAACTTGCTATTCCGAAAAGATAGTAGGTTTAGAATTTGATAATTACTATGACTGTATTCTTAATGGATACAAACAATCGCACAATCATTTAGCAAGTTTAGATAAAGAAAAAATTATTGAACAAAAATTAGCAATCAGATTTCAATGTAAAGAAATCAAAACGGAGAAAATATAATGAAAAAAATAATAAAATATTGGAATAGTAGAAGTACAAGAATTAAAATTACTGTTATCACTACTGTTATTATTCTTATAATTGGTGCGATTTTATAATGGCTTCTGTTGTAAATATCTGTAATTCAGCACTTAATCTTATAGGTGCATCAACAATCTCAGCTTTAACGGAAGATACTAAAAATGCTAGATTATGTAACCAAAGATACGAGCCAGTTAGAAATAGAGTATTTAGAGGTCATAATTGGAACTGCTTAATTAAGCGAGTAGAACTTGCAAGAAATAGCACAGCTCCAGTAATGGAATTTAATTATGCTTATGCTCTTCCGAGTGATTTCCTTCGAGTGATGAAAATTCATAATGGAACTACAGATAGTATAGCTGCTGATTTACCTTACAAAGTTGAAGGTAAAAATATAGTAACAGATCAAACAACTGTTTATTTAGTTTATGTAGCTTTAGATACTGATCCTAATAATTATGATGCTTATTTAAGAGAGGCAATCAGCCACCAGTTAGCAGCAGATTTAGCATATCCAATTACGAATAATGCAACACTAGCTAATAATTATATGACTAGAGCTGATGAAAGATTAAGAGAAGCAAGATTTATAGATGCTACAGAAAATAGTTTAGATACAATTGAAGCAAATGAATTTACAGATGCTAGACTATAATGGTCAAAGCAGCATTTGATCCAAGAAACATATCTTTATATGTAAAACCAAGACACTTAATTCATTTTGAGTGGCAGAACAGTAATAAAATTTATCGATACGCTTTAGTAGAAGTTATCGATCCTAAAGAAATTAATCATAGATCAAAACAAAAAATAGACGAAGAAGGTTTAACTCAAGAGGAAATTTGGAAAAAGAAATATGCCAAGAACAACATTAGCATTAAGTAGTTTTGTATCAGGAGAATTTTCCGCAAAGCTAGATGGTAGAACAGATTTTGAAAAATATTCTTCAGGCTGTAAGACTATGGAAAATATGTTGGTGCATCCTCAAGGAGCAGCAACCAGAAGAGTAGGTACTCAATTTATTTCAGAAATAAAAGATAGTTCAGCTAAAACAAGATTAATACCTTTTGAATTTTCAACTACTCAAACTTATATGTTAGAGTTTGGAAATCAGTATATAAGATTTTTTAAAGACAAAGGTCAAATAACAGAAGGTAATAAAACTATTACTGGAATTACTGCTGCTAATCCAGCTGTAGTTACATCTAGCTCACATGGATATTCTAATGGAGACTTTGTAATTATAACTGGTGTAGTTGGAATGACGGAAGTTAATGGCAAGACTTTTAAAGTTGCAGATAAAACTACTAACACTTTTGAATTACAAGATGTTGATGGAACGGATATTAATTCGTCTGCTTACACCGCTTATTCTTCTGGAGGAATTGCAAATAAAATTTATCAAATAACTACAAGCTATACGACTGCTCAATTACCAGATTTAAAATTTGCTCAAAGTGCTGATGTTTTATACATCACACATAACAGCCATGAAGTATCAAAACTTTCAAGAACAGCACATACTAGCTGGACATTATCAGAAGTAGATTTTGCAGAAACTGGACCTTATTTATCTCAAAACACTACAGCAACAACTCTAACTCCAGCATCAAGTGGAACTGGAACAAGCGTTAATATAACGGCTAGTGCAATTACTGGAATTAATGGAGGCTCTGGTTTTCAAACAACAGACGTTGGAAGAATTTTAAAATTTAATAGTGGCGAGGCAAAAATTACTGGAAGAACTAGCACGACCATAGTTGTTTGCACAATTACAAAAGCCTTTGCTAATACAGATGCAACAGCAGCATTTTCATTAGGAGCTTTTAGTGATACCACTGGTCATCCATCTTGCGTTTCTTTCTTTGAACAAAGATTAGTTTTTGCTGGCACAACAGATGAGCCACAAACTTTATATTTTTCTAAGTCAGGAGACTACGAAAACATGACAGTTGGTACAAATGCGGATGATGCAATGGTATATACCATCGCTTCAAACCAAGTTAATGCCATTAGATATTTAAAAGCAGTTAGAACTTTAATTGTTGGAACTTCAGGTGGTGAGTGGACTGTGTCCGCAGATGGTACTGATGCTGCTGTTACACCAAGTAATGTTACTATTAAAAGACAATCATCATACGGAAGTGCAACCGTTGATGCAGTTCCAGCTGGTAATGCTACTTTGTTTTTACAAAAGGCAAAAAGAAAAATTAGAGAATTAGCTTATGATTTTGATGTAGATGGTTATTCTGCACCTGATCTTACAATATTAAATGAAACCGTTACTGATAGTGGTATTGATGAAATGGCATATCAACAATCACCTGATAGTAATTTATGGTGTGTAAGAAATGATGGAGTTTTAGCTTGTCTAACTTACCAAAGATCAGAAAATGTTGTTAGTTGGTCGAGACATAAAATAGGTGGTATTGGACAAGAATGCACAATTACAGTTTCTGATTATGCAAACATAGCAACAGGAACTAAATTAGTTTTTACAAAATCCAATGGTGAAGAAGTTACTTTTACTTCAACAACAGGCACTGCTGGAACAGACGAATTTAAAACTGAGACTAATAATAATACAACAGCAGATAATATTTATACTGCTATTAATGCTCATGCTGATTTTACTGTTGCTAATCCAAGCGCAGCAATTGTTACAATTAGAGAAAGTTCGCATGAAGCTACAGGTTTTTTAACTTGTAAAAGTTATGACACAGATAGATTAACAATTCAAAACGAAACTCATTCAGTTGTAGAAAGTGTTGCTTCAATATCTGGAGAATTAAATGAGGATGAACTTTGGGTTATAGTTAAAAGAATTATTAATGGTTCTACAAGACGTTATGTGGAATGTTTTTCAGATTTTGATTTTGATGAAACCACAGCTACAGATTTTCATTTTCTTGATAGTGGATTAAGTTACGATGGAACAGCTACCACATCAATTACAGGATTAGATCACCTTGAAGGACAAACAGTTCAAATTTTAGCAGATGGTTCAACTCACGCTGATAAAATAGTTTCAAGTGGAGGAATTACTTTAGATAGAAGTTCTAAAAAAGTTAGAGTTGGATTAGGTTATGATAGTATTCTTCAAACTATGAGAGTTGAAGGTGGTTCAGCTGAAGGAACTGGTCAAGGAAAAATTAAAAGAATTTCAAAAGTAGTATTAAGATTATTTAACACCGTTGGAGCAAAATGCGGTCCAAGTTTAACAAATCTTGAAACCGTATCATTTAGAACAACATCGAGTGATATGGATAGTCCAGTATCTACACTATTAGCTGGAGATAAAACAGTGGAATTTACTGATGATTACAATTCAGATGGATTTATTTTTGTAAAGCAAGATCAACCTTTGCCTTTATCTTTATTAGCAATTTATCCAACTTTTGTAATATCAGATGGTTAAACTAAAAACTTTTAAGAAATCAGACGCAGATAAAATAGTAAGTTTTGGAATGAACCATAAGCTTATGGAAATAGATGCTGGCTTTGAGGAAAATAGAATATGTAATTATTCTCAACCTGGAAATGCTTATACGATGTGGGTTGATGACAAACCAGTATTTTCATTTGGTATGGTTATTTTATGGAAAGGCGTTGCTGAAGGTTGGGTAATGGCATCACAAAATATTTTTGATGTTAAATTTTTAGCAGCAAAAACAATAACAAGTATGATGATAAATCATTGTAAAAAAAATAAAATTAAAAGATTACAAACATCGGTTAAAGCAGAATTTAAAGAAGGAGTAAGGTTTGCAACCTGGTTAGGTATGGAAATCGAAGGATTAAAAAAGAATTATGGACCAGATGGTTCAGATTATTATCAATTAGCGAGGATTTTTAAATAATGGCATTTTTTGGAAATATTTTAGGAGCATACGCAGCAAAAGCAACAGCAAAGTATAATCAAGCTTTATATAATCAAGAAGCTGCACTTGTTAAAAGAAATGCAGAAATAAAAGAAAAAACTTTTGAAAATGTAGAATTACCTAGATTATTAAAAGATCAAGATAGAAACAAAAGTAATCTTTTGGTTAATCTTTTAAGTAGTGGCGTTGATGTAGATAGAGTAGGTGAAACTCCATATTTAATGTTGTTAGAACAAAATATTGAGGATGCTTATGATGTTTCTATTGCTAGATATAACTCAAGAGTAACTGCTCAAAATGAAATAAATAGATCATTATTAATTCAAGCAAGAGGTAGAGGTGAAGCCTTTAAAGGCGAACTGGCATTTAGAACTGGTATAGCAAAAGCAACTGGAGATATTTATTCAAATAAAGATACTTATGGGAGCTTACTTAGTTAATGGCTAAAATTAAAATCGAAAGATCAAATAGACAAATAGCTCAATATCAAAATACACCAATAGGAGCTGCGGCTTTACCAACATTACAAATTGGAGCAATGGTAGAACAAGGCTTTAATGCTTTAACTAAACCAATTGTTGATGCTGCTAGGCTAACAAAAAAACAAGAAGATAAGAATACTTTAAGAAAATTAAAATTAGAGACTTATCCTAAGATTAGTGAAGCTTTAGGCAAATATAATAACGAAACAAATATTGGAAATTTAACTAATTTTATAAAAGACTTAGATCCTAAAAACTTTGAAAATTTAATTAAAGATCAAAACAAAGATGTTAAACAAGCTTTCAATAATTATTTAGCTGATACTGTTGA